GATTACTATATATCCATGATGAGTGTGTTTGGATAACAGTTCACCGCACCGATAAATTAAGCGTGGAAGAAGTAGAAGAAGAAGTTATTGCAAAAGATTTTGATGAAAAAGATTTTTTAATGATTGATACCAAACAAATAGATAATTTAATAAAACAAATGAGGAATGACTAATGAGTTTTGCAACCACAGCAGCAGTAGTAGGATCAGCAGCAGCGGCTAAAGCAGCTTTTGATCCAGAAACAGGTCAAACTACACAGACACAACAATTAGACCCAGCACAACAAGCTATGCTGAGAGAAGTCTATGGACAAGGTAGAGCTTTAGCGGCACAACCTTTTGTACCATACACAGGTGCAAGAGTGGCTGGTTTTTCACCTGACCAACTTAGAGCATTTCAAGCTACTCGTGGTTTGTTTGAAACAGGTATGCAGTATGATCCTATGGCTGGATTGGCTGGACTTGCACAAGCCCCCGCCCCTAGTCTTTTACAAACAGACATATCTGCCTATCAATCACCTTATACACAGCAAGTTATAGACACTACATTAGGTGATATAAGAAGAGAACGAGACATAGCACAACGTAGAGCACAAGAATCAGCGATTCGTGCGGGTGCTTTTGGTGGATCACGTTCAGCAATTATGGAAGCTGAAGCTACTAGACCGTATGTAGAACAAGCAGCTAGAACCGCAGCTGGACTAAGACAAGCTGGATTTGGTCAAGCTTTAGGTGCTGCCGAGTCAGACATTGCAAGACAAATGGCAACTAGAGGTTTCCAAAGAGGTGTCTTAGGAGACATATCTGGTTTACAAGCTGGAAGACTTGGTTTATTAGGCGGTATAGGAGCACAGCAACAAATGCTACAACAAAGAGCATTGGATGTTCCGTATCAAGAATTCCAAAGAGCCTTGGCTTACGGGCCTCAACAGCTTGGTTTATTATCAGCAGCAGCGGGTCAACCTTTTGCTACTAGCAAAACAACAGGTTATCAACCTAGTACATTAGAAGGTGCACTTGGTGCTTTAGACATATTAAATCAACCGTTTATGAAAGATTACTTTGGTGGCTCTAGTGGTACTACACCACCCCCATCTGAACCTGTTCCAGGAGGTGGTAGTGGTTTTAATATTGGTGGTTTTCTTGGTTCAGACAAAAGAATGAAAGAAGATATTAAATTTGTTGGCAAAGAAAAAGGACACAACATTTATACATGGAATTGGAAAGATGAAGCTAAACAAATGGGTTGGGATAAATTCCCAACAATCGGTGTTCTTGCTCAAGAGGTTATGAAGTATATGCCTGAAGCAGTCATGAAAGACGAGAACGGATATTACAAAGTTAATTACGGAGTTTTGTAAATGGCAAATGCAAACGACTCACTATCACAATTATCAGATGCACTAGGTATTGCAACTGCAAGACTATCTGGCGATCCACAAAGGATGCAGATGGCTTTAGGGTTGCAACAAAGTCGTAAGTTGCAAGAGCAAGAGAATAAGTTAAATCAATTTATTGGTGAAAATTATTCAGAAAAGGAACAACAATTACTTTATGCAGTACCGTTTGCAGAAAGAGCTAAAATTCTTATGGGTTCACAAAAACCAGAATCGATAGAATTATTACAAATGGTAGATAAAGATAATAATTTTATAAGAAACATTACAGAAAAAGATTTTGTAAATATGCAAAGATTAGGAACTTTACCTGAAGGTGCAAAATTAACTAGATTACCTACTGGAACAGAAGCAGCCCAAACAAAAAAATTATCAGAACCATCAGAAATTTTTATAAGCCCAGAAATAAAACCTTATGAAGAACAATACGATGCAACAATTCGTTTAGCAAATGCAATACAGTCAACAGCAGATCAAATAGCTAAAGAACCCACAGCAGCTCTTGCTTTAGCTGGAGGAGCACAATTTATAGATGCTGTGATACAAAACACAAAAGCAGTTGTCGGTGAATATGCACAACAAAATCCTGATGTTAATACATTTTACGAAGAGTCAAAGAAATCTGGAACTTTTATATCAGAAACCAACAGAGATTTTGGAGAAAGAATCAGAGAGGTTTCTCAAGGCAATGCTTTATTAGAATCAAAAATTAGAGATTTAGCATATTTATTTGCTGCTGCCAGGGGACAAGAAGGTAGAGGTTTGTCTGATAAAGATTATGAAAACGCTTTGGATATCGTTAGTGGTGGTGTGGGTGCTCAAGGAAAAATGGCTGTTTTATCAGAAGTTCATAACAGAATTACTGGTGAGGTAACAACCTCTCTAAACAATCAAAAAACAAGATTAGATTACAGGGCTAAACAAAACCCAGAAAGACAGGAAGATTTTAATAAATATATAACAGAAATTGATAGTATATTTGCAACACCGTTGCCAACTTTTAGCAATCCATTCGCACAACAAGCTCCTAGTACAACGGGTGAAACTCCAAGAGTTAGAATAAAGTTATAAAATGGCATTAACGATATTTGAATTTGAATTGCCTGATGGTACAGTTTTAGAAATTGAAGCTGACGAAAGCAAACAAGCTGAAGCTACTGCAAAGGCTAAAGAATATATTGCTGCACAACAAACAACCCCAGTTCCACAACCAACTCCACAGCCAGAACTAACTCCAGCTCAAAAACTTACAGACATAGCTAGAAGTGGTGCTAAAGGTGCGGTTACAAGTTTAATTGGATTAGCGTCTTTGCCTTCTATGGCACAACAAGGTGTAGCTAGTTTAATGGAAAAAATGGGAGCAACAAGACCCACTTACGGTTTAAGAACAGCTCCTACTTATGAGCAATTAACAGGATTGGTAGAACAAATACCTGGTGCTGAAGCAGTAACACAATATCAACCACAAACAAGAAAAGGAAGATTTGCAGAAAGTGTAGCTGAATTTACCACTCCTCCTTTAGGATTGGCTCCAATTAGAGCATTAAAAGTTGGGGGAGCAACTGGAACAGTTCAACAATTTCAAGAAGAACTTGGCATAGAGGGGCCCGCATCAATTCCATTAACTTTATTAACTGGTGGAATATCAACCTATGCAACTGATCCCAACAGAGCTGTTAAGTTAGCAGCAGAAGCATTAAAAGGAGTCCCACAAGAAAAAATTGATTTAGCAAAAACAGTAGAGGCTTATGCTGAAAGTAAAGGAGTCAAGCTTACCGCACCCGAATTAATACAAAGTGATATTCTTACCAAGCTTGGCGAGTCTGTTTACAATTCTCCAGAGGGCGGAAGAATAATGTATGAATACATTAAAAACAGGCCACAACAAATGCAAGCAATGGCAGAAAATTTATTTGATAATCATATTGCAAAAAATCCAGAACAATTAAAGAAAGTTTTAAAAAATGCAAATGTATCAGCAAAAGAGGCAGTTAGTGAAGCAAGAACAGAAAGAACTCTTGAATCACAACAAGCTGGATATAAAATTGCTGATGATGATTTTTTAGATACATCACAAGTTAAAAATATTTTAGATGATATAAGTGAACAAATACAATTAAGTGCAAAAGGTGCGACAAAAGAAAAATTAATTTCTTTTAGAAATCGTTTTATAAAAAAAGAAATAAAACCAAAAGATGAAACTGTAAACATATTAGATCAATATGGAAAGCCTATTGGCATGAAGGCAACTGAAACAAAAATAATTCCAGAAACAAGTATTAGAAAAATTAGTGAGATTTACAGAGAAACTAGAGATGCTATAGCAGATTCAACAGCTGGAACAGCCAAAGAAGCAGATGCGCTTACAAAAAATCAAATTAAAAAATTAAAGCCAATCTTAAATAAGATAGACGAATTTCTTAAAACAAATGAAAATTATTTAGCTGGTACAGAAAAATATAAACAACTTACAAATACCATAGTTGAGCCAACCTTAGAGTCTATTGAGCCATTTTTAATTGGCAAAGGTGTGACTGCAAGCAAAGTAAAAAACCAAATTTTTGGTATTGAGAATGTAAAACCAGCCGATATTAGAGCGACATATACGACAATAAATAAAATAGATAAGCAAGCTTTTCCAAATTTGGCTAGAGTTTATTTCGATCAAATCATAGATCGAACATTATATAAAACAACAAAAGCTGGTAGGCCTTCATTTGGAGCGGGATTTAATTTATTTGAAGCATTGGCTGGTACAAAAAATTTAGATAAAAATTTTAAAGCAGTTTTGTCTGGAGTAGCAGAGGCAAGAGGTTTAAATAAAAATGAAGTATTGCGTGGTTTTGATAAGTTTAATGAAATTTTAAAAAGAACCGCAACCCTTGCTAATGTAGATAATCCAAAAAGACCACCAGATGCAATAGTCTTAACTAGAGAAGCTGCACAAATAGGTGCTTTTATGTGGACTGTAAAATTTGCTAATAGATTTAGCAAAAGAGTACAGGAAAAAACATCAAGGCAGCTAGCAGAAATATTTGTAGATAAAAATTCTGTAGAAGAATTAGAAAAACTTGCAAAAATAGATATTACAAAAGGAGAAGCTTTGAAGAAAGTAATAAATATTCTTGCAATAACGAATAATTTAAAACCCCTACCAACAGAAGATCAACCAGTAGAACAACCTGTGCCACAGTAAACCATGTCAAGAACCACAGAACGGGTTGGTCGTTCTGGCGAGTATTTCGTAGCATCACTTCTCTCTCAAATATCCGACACAGTTCTTATGGTTCCTCATTCAGCCGAAGCTGATTTACTGTTTGAATACAACAACACACTTTACAAAGTCCAAGTTAAAACCAAGACCAAGATAGAAAAGCACAGAGCGAACTGGCGGTTTGATATGCGTAGAGGATCGCACACTAAGAACCGTAGTTACGAGAACGGTGCAATAGACATATTTGCCTTTGTCTCCTTAGAACACATGAACGTGGTATTTCGTAAAGCAGATGATACCAATAGCGTTACGATTAAAGACGAGGAGATGAAGAACAACAAACCTATAGACAACATATTAGACATACTGGATAAACTTCACTATACTACCTAATAACACATTAGGGAGATGTTATGAAAACTTTAGACGAAATGTTTATGGTCTATGTCAAAGACCTTAAAAGAAGACAAATCAAGACTGTTGATAAGATAGAGCAAGTCTATAAAAAGAATATCAGTCCTGTATTGGGCGATAAGAAGATAGACGAGATTGTTCGTGGAGACATAGCACAGTTACACTTTGATATTAGCGACAGAGCACCTTCTCTGGCTAACAAGTGTTTATCTATTATAAAAGCCATTTATAACCTAGCCATTACATTATCATTGGTAGTTATAAATCCAAGCACCAATATACCCAAGAACAGGGAAAACAAACGCAAGCGATACCTGACGAATGAAGAACTGTTAGCAGTCAGAGATCAGCTGAATAAATTAAAAGATGACCAAATCTATCAGAAATCGGTTGCCTTTATCTGGTTGCTAATCCTAACAGGTGCAAGGAAGGGGGAGATAGCCAAAGCTAAGTGGACTGACCTGGTAGGTAACACACTGGTTATCAAGGATCATAAAACAGACAGGTACGGAGAGGATCGTATTATCCATCTAACACCTATGGCAATGGACATAATTAATCAGCAAGATCGCTCCTCTGAATACATCATTGGTATTAAAACACCGAGAAGAACATGGGAAACCATCAAACAAACTATTGGTTTAGACGATATAAGACTGCATGATATTAGACACAGTTACGCATCTTGGTCTTTGCAAAAGATTAATCTATCAGAGGTAGGTAACTTATTAGGCCACCGAGATCAGGCAACCACCCAGAGATACGCACACATTCATCAGGACAAGGCGATAGCCAATGCAAACCTTGTAGGAGAACACATACAAAACATTATTGATGGTGAATAATGTTATGTTTCCTTTCTGTCTGTGACAAAGATTTGTTTGGCAGAGTCCATAGATATATCGTATTCATCCGCTAAGAAGGTAAGTTTCTGTCTTGGAAAAGACTCCTTATCTTCTATAGCGTTCATTACGATTATCTTCTTAGTGACATCATCATAACCATTCCAGTTAGAAACCTGACTAAAACTGCGACCACAAATACATTTGTCTCCAGCTCCATAAGTCAAACTACATACTGATATGCAAGGATTGTCTTTAAGACTCGTAGTCTTGCCATCTATCTTTACCTTATCTATATATTGGCTCATTTATTTTCCTCCCGTATACCTTCGGGATTGCATCCGTAGACCATCTCTAGTTCCAAGTCTATATAATGCTTTGCTTTTAATAAGTCCTCTACCTTGTCTTCTTTGTTTCTGGTTATGTATTTAACACAGTTACCCAGATTCCAAGACAGATCATTAGCATATATATACTGCGTAGGAGTGATCTTCAGACTCCTGTAATGATCACCTCCAACCTGACGATTGGTGGCTTTGTTATCTTTTTTAAAGTTTTTCATTACTTGCAGTTGATATTTTAGTTAAAAAATGTATTATTAGCAATCAAAGAGTACAGAAGGGAGTAATAATGGAAAATATGGAAGATAAAACCAGCAAATTTCTTGACACGAGAGAACTAGCGCAACGATGGAAGATAAGTCCCAGAACCCTAGAGAATCAAAGGGGTAAAGGACAAGGGCCTGAGTTCTTTAAGATCGGTGGCAAGGTGCTTTACGATATAGATTATATAGAAGAGTACGAGAAGGGAAGACTGGTACACAATGGCGCACGCTAAACTAAGTCCTAGTGGTTCAAAGATATGGATGGCTTGTCCTGGACAACCCGATCTAGCAAGTCAAGTGCCTTACTCTACAAGCTATGCAGCTGCCTCTGGTACGTTTGTCCACAGTATGTCAGAGATGTTATTCAAAGATCGTTTAGAGAATGTAACCCTTAGAGACTACTGGTTAGGCAGAAAAGAATTAGTAGAAGAGTTTGAGATTGAAGTTGACGAAGACATGATTAAGTGCGCTGAAGTCTATGTGGACTACGTTAATAAAAGAAAAGAAGAATTAGATGCAAAGATGCTGATAGAAGAAAGAGTCAGCATGGAGGAAATATCAGAACACATTTGGGGAACAGCAGATGCGATTCTGATAGGAGAGAAAGAATTAGAGATTATAGATTTAAAGTCAGGTAAGTTTCCTGTAGACGTAGAGAACAATACGCAGTTATTAATCTACGCATTGGGAGCTTTATCAAGATACGGTAACGAAGACACAGTAGTTACCATGACAATAGTACAACCTAGATCATGGCACAAAGACGGTGCTATACGATCTTATTCCATGTCTGCGGCTAATCTAGTGGACTGGGGTTACGAGACTTTGAAGCCAGCGGCAGACGCTTGTGACGAAGAAGAACCGCAATACAACCCAAGCAAAGAGACTTGTCGTTTCTGTAATGCGAAGGACATTTGCGATAGTTATAAACAATATGTAGGAGAAAAAAATGACTGATAAAAATAATCAGGAAGTACAGGAAGAAACTGTAAGATTTTCAGATGACGGGCCTGAGTATAAGGTATCTGATTTATCTGACGAAGCAGTTTTAATTCTTAACAAATGCAAAATGCATCAAGAGCAAAAGAATAGATATATACAGGAAGCTAACTTGAATGTTGAGCAAATGGATATTTTGATTGGATATTACAGTGACCAACTAAAAGCCGCTGTAGAGTCTGAAGCAGAAGTAATAGAGGTGGAAGATGAGTCTAGCTGATATAAGAAAGAAAAGTAAACTTAAGCCACCTAAGATAGTTTTATATGGAGGTGCGGGGATTGGTAAAACATCTTTCGCATCTGGTATGAATGCACCTATCTTTGCTTTGACAGAAGACGGTATGGGTAAGATTCAATGTGACCACTTTCCTGTAGCTAATGATTACGATTCGTTTGTAGCTAATTTAAAAACTTTATTAGACGAAGATCACGAGTATAAGACTTTAGCTGTAGATAGTTTGGACTGGCTTGAACCCTTGGTTTGGGAGAAGGTTTGTCAAGAACATGGCAAGAAGTCTATTGAAGAATTTGGTTATGGTCGTGGCTATGTGGAAGCTCTTAAACAATGGAGAGAATACATAGACATACTCAATCGTCTTAGAGATGAAAAGAGCATGACAATTATTCAGATTGCACATAACCAAATAAAAAGATTTGAGTCGCCTGAGATTGAGGCATACGACAGACACGAGCTGAAGTTGCATAGGAAAGCGGGAGACTTAATACTTGAGCATAGTGATTGTTGTTTCTTTGCCAACTATAAACTTGGAACAGTTAAAACACAGGGGAAAGGCGGGCAGACAAACACAAAAGCAGTACAGGGAGACCGCGTTATTTACACAGAAAGCAGACCAGCATTTCTAGCTAAGAACAGGTACTCACTAGAACCAGAGCTACCTTTTGATTGGCCTACAATCAGAGAAGCAATAATTAATAACTAAGGAGATAACAATGGTAGATTTAACCAAGTATGGCCACGACTTAGATGTGGATAGCGTAAGCGAAGGCGGTGGAGGCGGAGGTAAGCTAACACCAGGTAGGTATAACATGACATTCTGTGGTGATGAAATTATCACAGGTGCTAATGGTTGGGAGGCTTTAAAGTTATTCTTTGAAGTAGAAGATACAACTATCAACATGAACTATGCTTGCACTATGGCTCACAACAGTAGCGATAAGGCAGTTAGCATAGGTGTAGAAACCTTAAGAAAGATTGGTAAAGCGTGTGGAGTAACAGGCGCATTGACTGATCCTAGTGTTCAACTATTAGGCAAGTCTCTGTCAGCAGAACTTGTTGAAGGTGAAAAGGGTTACATGG